ATTTTCCAGTATTTGCCGAAACCGGGGCAATCTGTAGGTTCAGAACCTCTGATTGTTTGTGATCCAGATGGAATTACTGCGCTACCTGATGCTACGTAATTCATCAAAGTATTCCATGTTATCGCAGGGTTTGCGAAATCAGCGTCAGAGATATCTCGTGCTGCTACACATTCGTATAGGTCGAATGATAAATCTTTAGTTGTGTTATCGTTGCGAATTGTTAATTTGAGGTAACGGCGTTTGACGTAATGCGATAGGTTTTCTCGAGCTTGATCAGCTGTCATAGTTAAATCTGCACCATTCCAACGTAATTGGTAGTTACTTAATAAAGTGTTGATAAAACTGGATTCGTGTGTTCCAGCTGCTGATAGTTCGCCTAAGTTAATTCCCCACGAGCCGGCGTTTCCTAGTACTAGTTGAAACCCATTGTCTAAGTATTGACTGTTTGCCCAGGGGTTGGAGTTTGATAGCCAAACTCCTGGACCGTTCCATAATTCTTGAAATGTACTAATGGAGCGCTTTGTGCGTACTGCCCTCCTCACGGCGCGTCTGAAGCGTTTGACTTTTCTTCGTCCTTTTCCGGACATTCGTCTTCGTTTACGTCGACCGTATTTAGAGACGTTTGCGGATCCTCTGTCGCCCATATCTCTGAAGCGGACGTCGTTACTGTTTGAGACGTCGTTGGTTGCTGTAAAAGCAGATTTAATAGCCTTTCCAGTTTTCCAGCCAGCCTTTCCAGCTCTGTACATAGCTCTAGCTTGAGTAGCATAAGGTTGAAATCGTTTGTAAGCATTTCCTAAACGTCGTGCGTAATATGCGAGTGGCATTTTTTTTTTGGATTTTACCAAGGTGGTGGTTTAGTATTACCCACCACCTTGGGGATTGGGGATGACCTTGGCAATGGTGTACTGGTTTGCGCGGAGAGTGACATAGCCAAGGTCCCTGGTTCGATTCCCGGCCCGACTAAAGTTAAACGCGTTATCGCGGAGCATGTTTAGGGTTCATGCATAAAACGTCCCCTAAGTCGGAGTCGGAAGTTGAATATAGGAGTTTGTGAGCACCCCTTCCCGCTATAAAGAGCGGATGATTTTGAAAAAAATATATGTCTGCTAAAAATTGGATTTTTACAATCAATAACTATTCTGATGTCGAGGTGTTGAAAGTTGGAGAACTAGGAGCTTCTAACGAGATACACTATTTGGTTTATCAGTTGGAAAGAGGTGAAAATGGTACTGATCATGTACAAGGATATGTTCAGTTGAAAAAACGTAAGACGCTTGCCACTATGAAGAGGTTGCTTGGGGATCGAACCCATTTGGAGATGGCGAAAGGATCGCCTGGTCAGAATCGTGATTATTGTACTAAGGAGGATACTCGTATTGAAGGGCCTTTCGAGTATGGAGTAATGAAAGGCGGAGCTGGTAGTAGAACTGATATATCTGATTTTATTGCTAGAGTTAAGTCCGGACCCGTCTCCGAGAAAGAAATCATCGAAGAGTATGGAGAGCTCGTTGCTAAGTATCCCCGTTTCGTGGACCGGGTGCAAAGATTGTATACTGAACCTGCCCGGGAAAACTTTGTCCCTCGAATTGGATGGCAGTTTGATTTGTATTTGGTGCTCAATGGACCAGTTGATAAAAGAAAGGTTATCTGGTATTGGGAACATTCAGGGAATGTTGGAAAAAGCTACTTCGCTCTTAACTACAGCGCTGGAGATGGACGATTCGGATATGTCGTCACAGGAGGAAGATTCTCAGACATATTCTATGCCTATAAAAACGAACCAGTCGTCTTCTTCGACTGGGCAAGGGATCAAGAGGAGTCTTTCCCATACAGGGTTATCGAGGCGTTCAAGAATGGATATTTCTTGAATACTAAGTATGAAAGTGTGTCTAGGCGTTTTGCTGTTCCTCATGTAGTTGTGTTCAGTAATTTTCCTCCTGATCGTAGTAAGCTTAGTGAAGATCGTTGGCAAATAAAGGAATTGAATTAAACCGTATATAACATCCTCGATTCTATAGAAGTTCGCCAGCGCAGCGGAGGCGATAGCCGTAGCGTGAGCTCTCACTCTTGAGCGAAGCGAAAAAGACATTTATTAACTTGTTGGTGCTGTTATGTTTTGACGATTCCATATAGCTGGAGCTGGATTTGTCATGTTTAAATTGTTTGCTGGATAGTAATGGGTGTTTTTGTGTCCGTATACGCTAAGTACCGGTTCTCCGCCGGCGTATCTGTTTCCTATCTGTTCAGGTTCAAGAATGATCATGAAATATTTAGTGAGTCCTTTGATTGCCCATTTGTCTTGGGCGTTATGTCCTCGCCATAATGTTGGTTTACCGTACATCTTGAATGTTTGGTAGGCGTTGTTTGCAAGTCCGTTGTTCGGAATACGTACTTTGGTTTTCTTTAGGATTTTCCAGTATTTGCCGAAACCGGGGCAATCTGTAGGTTCAGAACCTCTGATTGTTTGTGATCCAGATGGAATTACTGCGCTACCTGATGCTACGTAATTCATCAAAGTATTCCATGTTA